AATCCTAATATTACCTGGGAAATAGTTCAAGCTAATTTGGATAAAGAATGGGATTGGAGTTTTCTTTCTTTAAATCCTAATATTACCTGGGAAATAGTTCAAGCTAATTTGGATAAAAACTGGGATTGGGGTTGTCTTTCTTCTAATCCAAATATTACCTGGGAAATAGTTCAAGCTAATTTGGATAAAAACTGGGATTGGGGTTGGCTTTCTTCTAATCCAAATATTACCTGGGAAATAGTTCGATCTAATTTGGATAAAAATTGGAATTGGAGTTTTCTTTCTAGAAATCCTAATATTACCTGGGAAATAGTTCGATCTAATTTGGATAAAAACTGGGATTGGGGTTGGCTTTCTGAAAATCCTAATATTACCTGGGAAATAGTTCAAGCTAATTTGGATAAAAATTGGAATTGGTATTATCTTTCTAGAAATCCAAATATTACCTGGGAAATAGTTCAAGCTAATTTGGATAAAAATTGGAATTGGTATTATCTTTCTATGAATCCTAATATTACCTGGGAAATAGTTCAAGCTAATTTGGATAAAGATTGGGATTGGAGTTTGCTTTCTAAGAATCCTAATATTACCTGGGAAATAGTTCAAGCTAATTTGGATAAAAATTGGGATTGGGGTTTTCTTTCTGAAAATCCTAATATTACCTGGGAAATAGTTCAAGCTAATTTGGATAAAGATTGGGATTGGAGTTTGCTTTCTAAGAATCCTAATATTACCTGGGAAATAGTTCAAGCTAACTTGGATAAAGATTGGAATTGGGATCATCTTTCTAAAACTTTATACTCTTCATTAGAAATAGAATATGGTAGAAAACATATGTCAGCTTTTTTAATTCAGAATAGATGGAGAAATATGTGTGTTGATCCTACTTATCCAATAGGAAAAAAGATAATAGTAAAAAGATTTTACTCTATCAAAACGTAAATGAATTTCTAATTAAATTATAAATTTTAAAAATGAATAGACCTATTTCACTTGATTTGACAAAAGTAGAGAAATTAAATGAAGATAATTATGATTCGTTTATTGTGCATAACAAGAGAGTTTGGATGAATAAAAAAGCTGAATATTTAACCGAGATAGATCAGAATATTAGAAAAGAATATAATATTGATAATGATCAAAATATTATTATTTCATTATTTCTTCCATTTGGAAAATTGTGGACAATAGATTTTAAAATTAAAAAAGATAAATATGATAATACTATTTTGATAACTACTGATGAAGTTATTGATCTTGATAAAAAATATAAACTTAAAGCTATGACATCTAATTTAATCAACGATAAAAATATTTATAATTTTAATGTTAATGGATATATGATTATGATTGATTATGTAAAAAAAGATTTTCTTTCTGAACGGAGAGAAAAAGAAGAAGCGATGAAAGCTTTAATAGAGTAGTTAAAATGATCAATCAGAATCTTTTAGAGGAAGATGTTAAAAGAAAAAGAGATTTACCAGGGGTTAATTTTGTGATAGGTTTATTTCTTGGTATGCTTTTATTCATGTTTGTAGTCCAAATAATAATTTTCTCAGCTTATTACCAACCTCAAGAATTCGGAAATACTTATAAAGAAATTTTTTGTACCAGTATTAAATGAGATCGGTATTAAAATTATGAAACTTTTACCGGATTTTACATTTTCTTCTGGTTTTATTACCGGTATCTTAATAGGTATAATATTTTTAGCACTATCGTGGTATCTAGCAACTATAAATCAAAAAGCATCTATTTTTTATCAATCGATGATGTGTGATTTCATTGTGGCATAAGAAATGTTTATAGTCTAAGATATTTATTTTTTGTTAAACCAAGGACAACCTAAGAAAGAACATATTCCAATATTTATAACCGAGGGAGGAATAACAATTGATGTTAAACTTCTACAATAAGCAAAAGAATATTTTCCAATACTGGTAACTGAATCTGGAATAACAACAGATGTTAAACCTCTACAATGCACAAAAGCATAATCTCCAATACTTGTAACAGAACGGGGAATAACAATCGATATTATATCCTTATCAACATTAGATAAATAATCTATTATCTTATAGATATTACCTGGTTTAACTGTAATTATAAATTGACATAACCTGTCGATGGATGTTATTTTTCTTCCGATCAGATAAAAATAAATAACTCTGATCATTGTTTGGGTAAAATTATCTTCTAATGTATTCCATGTTTGGGATAATTGATCTGGCAACATCTCTACTTGTTTAATATAAATAATGATTTATTTATATTTCAATTTCCTCCTTATTTTTCATATTTTTCATCTTCATCACTACTACTAGATGCCAAATATTTATTTACTAAATCTTGGAAAGCATTGGTAGGATTAGAATTTCCTCCAGCAAAGACTATCATAGTTTCCAAATTTATCTTCTTACCATCTTTAGTCACCCCAATCAATTGGAAAACTTTATCCTTTAAGATTTCTTTAGTTTGATCCGGGTATATTTCGACTATATTTTTATGTTCATGTCGAGCCTTAATTAAAGCTTCGTCAATTCCTTGAATGTCCTTGTTCTTCTTCGCTTTTCTATGTCGATTTACCCAATCTTGCGTAACTCCTAATTCTTCTAATTTTTCCATTGCCTTAATTCTTGCGTTGGTTTTTGCTTGACTTAAAGTACTACTCTTGACTTCAGAAAGTAATTTATTTTTAAGACTAGATAAATTAATCCCCATTCTTTCGAGAGTAGTATAGCCAGATTCATCAAGATAAACTCTGTAAATAGCACTTCCATTTGATTTTACATCTTCCTCATAACGAACACCTAATTCATTTTTACCAGGAGTCTCGGATATTCCCATCAAGATACCATGCTTTTTCAACACTTGACTAAAATCTTTGGTTACCGCCTTCCATTCACCTCTATCAACTGATTGAGGTTTTTTGATCACTACCTTTTCTTCTCGTTTTCCATGTGCAATTCCTGCGAACCATTGTTCTACCTGAGTTTCTTTAGGTGTTAATTTTATAGTCAAGTCAACCTCATAATCTCTAAATAATTTCTGAAACATATATAGTAACATAGTTTTAGAATATCCTTGATTCGGAATTACTTTATTCAATATAATTTCTAATCCTCCACAGAATGATTCTTGCATATCTTCTTTTGTGGCAGGATGATTTCTCAATACTTCAGGAATTAACACCCATTCATGAAGACCCATTTTTTCTCCAGCGATGGATTGCCAACCTTTAGAAAGAAATTTAGTTTTTAAATCATTTAACTGGTTCTGATTAATATTAGGAGCATAACGATCATAAAGATAAATATAAAAAACATATTTTAAGACTGAATCCCCAACCGCTTCATATGCTTCATAATTCTCGCCTGGGTTAAGATTAACAAATCCACTTGTAAAAACATCTAACCAAACATCTTTAATAGTGTCCTTATTAACAATAATATCTATCAATTTCTCTTTACCAGGAGGTGTAATTCTTTGAACTAATTCTCGGAGATAAATATAAAATTCTTTAATCCAAGTTGGATTTGATGGATCTGGAGACATTGACGGTTGTGGAAGATTATCAAAAATAGACCAATTTGCTTCGTCGGTGGGTTTTTTCCAAGTGATTGGTGAGGGGGGTCTCTCCTTATTACTCTTCTTCTTTCCAGTATCAAATACCTCTTCAACCAGATCTCTTCCATTATCATCTTTTACCATCCTAACAGAAATTACAGGTTTTATTTCTGGTTCTTTGGAGAGAATCTTTTTGAAATTAACTATATAATCTTCAAATTCTTTCTTTCCTTTATTAACAAAAATAATAACTCCGTGTTTTGAAGCATGTTCTTTCCAACCACTTAAATGAGAACTATAAATTTCGCTATCTGATTCAGGAGAAATAAATATAAGCGGATAATATTTTCGATAATTTTCCATTCGTGATATAAATTCGCTCTCGCTTTCATTAAAATTTTCATGGAAAATAAAGGCGCCTCTGGTTTTTTCCATTAATTCCTGTTCATCTTTCTCCCAGTCAATAGTGGATAGAAAATATTCTTTTTCTTTCATCTTTCTTGGTTTCTTATCGTTAATAAGAAGTATACCGCTGACAAAACCAGCTGATTCTTTTCTAAATTCATCTAAATCATCCTCTTCTACAGAATGTAGAATGAAAGAAGCTTTCTCGTTAGTTTTGAGAAACTTGGAGATAAATTTAAATGTTGTACGGATAGCCATTTTTTAGAATTAGTCTTTTAAAAAGTTTTCAATTTTTGTTCTTATAGAACTGATAATATAAATCTTTTTAATATTACTTTTTTTCCTATTGGATGATAAGGTTCAACAGTTGAATAAAATAGCGTTCAAAACATGTATTTTATCTTTATTGAATTCTGTTTAATAAATTTGAATATTATGTTAAAATAAACTTACTTGAAAATGAAAAATTTATTGAAAGGAAGATCTGATCCTTATCTCTTTTTAGCCGTAGTAAATGTTGGGACATTTGTGTTGTCTTTTTCTAATTGGATGTTACTTAATAAAAGATAATTATTCAAAGTTAGTTAATTTAATCCTAGAATTTAAAAATGCAACAACTAAAAAGATAAATAATATAAAAAAAATTGAAATTAGAGTAATATAAATAGTTCTCATGTTTATTTTTATAAAAGTAATTATTTTTATAAAAGTAATGATTCGTTATTTTATGTTTTTAACAAGTACAAGTTTACGGGGATTGATTCTATTAGAATTAATCCAAATCAAAAGGAAAATTAACTGTGGATGTAAAAATAAGAAAACTCCCCAAGAAATATTTTCCGATCCTAGTTTAATTATGTAATTATTGACACATAATACATTCATCCTCGGTACAAATAGCCTTAACGGTTTGCATTTTTCGATGATATTTTTGAATATCGACCGAAGTTGTGAATTTACCAGTCTGAGTAGCCGGGTTGGCTCTCAGATAATACATTCCAGTCTTTAAACGAAGAGCGTTAGTCCAAAGATGAATCGCTGAAAGCATTTTCTTACTGGGTTCTGGGAGATAAATATTAAGTGATTGTGATTGACAAACATAAATACCTCTCTGACGAGCCATTCTGGTCGTTACCTTCTGAGAAATTTCATACATTCCTTTATGAATTTTTCTCAATTCCATAATTTGAATAAGGATAGATTTCTTAATCACTCTTTCCTTAGATTCATTTTCAACATAAAAATCCTTCGGAAAATACCGAGGATTATCGGCTACAAAACGATGTAATTTTTCAATAGAACCATTACAAATATTGATAAAATCAATAGTGTTACGGTTCCAAAGACCATGCTCAATCATATCTTGGACAAATGGTTCTGAAAAACTAATATAATTTCCATGAACCAATTTTCGAGAATAAATTAAAGTTTGATGAGCCTCAGTAGTTTCTGCGTTTCTGAGCATTTGAGCTGAGGATGCAGTAGGCATCAACGCAATCAACATGGAATTTCTAACTCCAAATTCCATCACTTTCTCCCTCAGTTCATCCCAATTTTTAACTGGTAAATCATTGCCCCATTCCTCCGGTTTGATTGGAATATCATCCTCTCTCCGATAAATATCTTTCTCTAATTGGTCTACGCTTTCAAGATAATCAGCTTCGCTATTCCAAAGATCAAATTGGAAATAACCATTTGAGAGAGGAGATCCCTTATGAATAACATAACACCCTTGTTCTTTTGAGAATATTTTACATTCTCCAGTTCTGAAAGTTTTATATTCTCCTCTTTCTTTGGATAAAAGATAAGATTTATACATGGCATTGAAATACATAGATGCAAAAATCTTCTTATTTAAGATATTGGCCTCTTCACTATCATAAGGAATTTTCATTCTAGCAAACACTTCTGCCAAACCAGACACCCCAATACCTAGGGGTCTATTTTCGATATTAGGACGATGAATCTTACCAATTTTAGTTACATTGCCCTTTTCATCTCGCTCATCTAAAGGATAATAATTGAAATCAATCACCTTGTCAATATTCTTAACCAGGGATTGAGTAGCTCTTCCTAAGTGATTAAAATCGTAGTAAATCTCTCCAGATTGAGATGTTTTTATAAATTTTCCAAGATTGAGATGTCCTAGATTACAAGATGCAATTGAATCAGAAGTAGCAGGTAAAGTTATTTCAAGACAATTTCCGGCAGGGATTCCATTAAAAATTCCCATATGTCGACTAGGTTCAGTGAAACAATAAGTATCTGAGATACGACCTGTTTTAATAACTTCTTTTACACAATATTCAAATGTTCCTACCATTGGATCTTCTTCATAATATCCGGAAATCCTCGCACCTAATTTTCTCAAAAAGGAAATAGAATCTGCTGAAATAAATACCTTTTCATCTTCAATAATATATGATTTTACACCCAAAGTTTGAAGAAACAATTTAAGTTTCTGACAGTAATCAATCGAAATTGAAATTCCATTACTTAATTGTTTTCCATTATTTTTAATAATTTTTTCCAACATAGATATCTTTATATCCATATCTTCTGTTTGAAATTTTCCACCTATAGTTTCCAAATCAATATACCAGTCTCCTTCAAGGGAGAGATTTACAACTGGATACTCAACATCGATTAACTCCATATTTTCTTTCAAATCTTCTGCTCTTACCTCCGTACCATCTTTCAGATAAAATTTGTGATATGGAGTACATTCAATGAAAGAATTATCGCTCATAACCACTTTAATCAGTTCTTGATTTTCTCCAGTTTTCTTGACAGTTACATTGGAAAATTGTTGTCCATTCCAGACACCAGTTAGTTGATCTACAAGATTTTTAATTGGTATATGGCCTCCCTCAGTCAAAATAAGAGTCTCTGGTGCAACACATAAATTTGAAGACTGCGTCTTTCCAATATTAGAAGTATTATTTTTTCCATTCATTGAATCAGTATAAACAATATAAGGAAAAGTACCCTTAATATTCATATCACAAATATGCTCATAAAAACTACGAGCATCCAAAACTCGGTAATCGATCAAATTCTTTCTTATTTTAATTCTTTTCCGTGTTAGGAGGTGCAAATTCTTGATATCGTCTTCAGTGCATTTATTGGAGTTAACAATTTTTTCCAGCTTTTCCAATTCCTCTTGTACTTCTTTAAATTCCTGTTCACGTTTTGGAATCTCTTGTTCCAGACGAATATATAACTCTTCAAATTCTTTTCCATTCTTGTCAACCAATATCTGATCGCCTAAATAAGCTTTGGCTGGACAAAACAAAGTCCATTTACCTCCTTCTTTTACTCTTGTCATAAACAAAGTAGATACAAACAAGGCAACATTAGCCTGTTTCAAACGAATACCGTTATGTGTATAGTTATCTCGAGATTGAGAAAAATCAAACGCATCGATATGCCAATCATTAACACTGATAGTGATCGCTCCGTTCCGTTTACCCCCCTGATCCACGCAACGAATAGTAGAATCATAAATTCTAGCAAACGGAAGAATACCTGAACTTTTACCTGTGTTAGAAATAGACGAATGACGGACTTCATTCAGAGCCATCCCAATTCCTCCTTGAAGTCTTGAAATCATTGCTACATCTCCTGCGCCAGTATAAACTAAATCTTCCAAATTATCGCCAATATTAAGAATAAAACAACTTGATAATTGATTCTTTTTAGTCCCAGAATTAAACATTGTCGGAGAAGCATGAACATATTCTTGTTCGATCAATTCATAATAACATTGCTTAACTTGTTCAATTCCTTCATCATGATAAAATTGAACCGCTTGTCTTAACATCATCAAACATGGTGTTTCCACTGGGGGGTCGTCTTTTGAAATCTTAATAAGATAATCGATACATTTAGAAGCTGATAAAATAGTGTGATCTTTAAAATTATAATAGTAAGTTTCTTCCAACATCCGATCAATTTCATCTTCATTATTCATCATAAAATTAATAATTTCAGGCCTAAGAATACCATCCAAGATCTCTACATAACTACTAATTTTAGACGGAACTGTCATAATATTAAGATAGATATAAATCCTTCCTGCCAAAATATAAGTGTCTGGATAAACTAAATCTGGAAGAGATAAGGCGTATATTTCCATCTGTTTATTGTCTCTTATAACATTGAGAGATTCAATAATATCTTGGGATAGTTTGAGGTCTGAGATGAATTTTTCAAAAATTTCAATCATCGTTTTTCCTTTTATTCTAAACAGAATGAAATTTAAATTTTCAATTTTGTTAATTTTCTTAAATCAGATAATTTAAGAAATATATATGTATCTCTATGCTGTAACAATTTCCATAAACGTTTCTTCCAGATTAAAATTCTGACGAACAGAACAGATTCTGACTATATCGTTTGGTTGGTTTAAAATATAATTATCATAATTTATCTTAGTATAGTTCAATTCATATTTGTTAAACAAGATCATAATCGGAATATTCCCGTTTTTCTCTCTGATCTTATTCTTATATTCATCAATATTAACTGGAGTTTCATCGCACATTATAATTACCGCATCTAAGAAATTTTTGTCATCAGGGATAACATTGGCATCAAAAACATCTACATTTCCTAATTGTGGAAGATTAAAAGATACAATTTTCTCACAGAAATATAGTTCATCTTGGTATTCTTCTTCGTGAGGAATTTGTTCTTCTAATTTTCTAATATAGGAAGTTTTCCCAGTTCCACCATCGCCAACAATCAAAATGTTTCGATTAACCATTTTATTTTTCTAAGTGGAATAAGAATTAATTTTTCATTTTTGTCTGTATGTATACTTATTTAAATATATCGCAACATACAGTTCCACGATAATCAAAATTTATATTTCTGATCGATCCAGGTATATATCCATCGTCATAAGATAAATGAAAAATACAAAAACATTCAAAAGTTCCATCATCACAAAATCTCCATTTTTTAATTAAAAAATTTCCAGAAGTATATAAACATCCATTATTATAATTAATAGAGTATACTCCAGGTGCTTCTTTTTTCTTACGTTTGGAAGCTTGATAAAAATCAGTTCCAAAAACATCTGGACTTATAATTTTTTCATCATCCCTATCAGTATGTGCTGAAAAATATAATTCTATTTTATCATCTTTATAAATATTAATATTTCCAAATTTATCTATTAAAAAATCACTATTAATCATATTATGTTTTCTAAATTCTTCATCTTCTGAAATATAATAAAAATAATCATCTATAATAGTATAACAACGTATTTTCATATTTTTTCTTATACTGAATTGTATTTCTATTTCAAGAGTAATAGCATTTCTAAAAATAATTTTCTTATTTATTATAATATAATTATCATGAAAACTTATATGGTAAAGACCTGGTTCTTCGATATAAATGGTTTCTGGAGTAGTATCACTCCAGTTTTTATATTTTCTGATTTTATCATCAAAATCATATATGAACATATAAGTTTAAATCTTCTAATTTTCTTAGTTTAATTTGTGTTTTTCTTTGTTTTCTTTGTTTTCTTTGTTTATAACAAATTAAATATCCGATATGTGAATGTGTATAAACTAAACCATTTGAAACAGAACTAAGGAGATTCATCATATGTTTTATCTATAGACGTGGCTGTAATAAACGTCCATTCTTTTGGAATATTTGTTTTAACTATAAATGTTAAACACCATATATCAAAATTACTAAGATATTCACATATCATGTATATAATATCATCTGGTAATTGATCTAATCGTGTAACAGCCAACCTGTTCAATTTTATTAAATCAATTTCTGTTCTTCTTAAATATTTCCACAAAATCCCAATCATCCTCAGAACTAATTGGACTTTCTCTTTGAAAAGTCGGTTGATTCCATATCATTCCTTCCCGATTTACTATTGTTGGAAGGCTCCGTGTTCTCATTATTTGTATAGGATATGTTATCTTTTCCCAGCATTCTCGGTATAAAAAATTACAAAAGTCATATAACATAAAGGCCATTTTTGAATTCTTTTTGTTTATGGAGAAACAAAAAGAAAATGTCTGATCTACTTAGAAAACATAATATATCAGATAGAGCCACTTGGAGGAAGTGGATTTTAAAGAATCATCCTGACAAGGGAGGAGATTCTGAGACTTTTGCAATTGTTAAGAATGATTATGAGAAATATATTGTTAATAAGGAAAACATACCTCAATTTAAACATACTTCAAATAACCCGTTCCCTCCAGGTTCGGGTAATTATAATATGTTCTTTAAATTCCAAGAACAAATGAAACAACATCGTAATGCTAATTCGTTTTATACTAATTTATTTAGTGAAACAAGTTTCGGAAAACCAATTCCCAGAAAAGCATGTTATAATAACTATCATGGTATATGGTGTCAAAAATCAGTTGAACAAGGAAAATTATTTTGTAAAAACTGCGAAAAAGAGAAATGTAATTACTTAATTAAAGACCAGATCTATGGATATAAAAAACAATGTTCGCTTAAAAAAAGACACGATGATATTTATTGCAGTAAACATTCTTCGAAACCTCCTTTAGAAAAGAAAGAGAAAAAACCAGTAATACAATGTGCTCATATTAAGAAAAATGGAGAACAATGTAAGACTAAATCAAAGGACGAATATTGTTTTAGACATATTGAATTTCATAAAATATAGACTTTTATATTTTGTTATTATAATAACATTTACTTTGATAAAAATAAAATGGATAAGGATGTGAAAGATGTGAAGGAAATAAAAATTATCAAAAGAAATCTTCACTTTATCACGGTTACAAATTCTATTTCCTTGATCGCAATTATATTTCTAATTGTAGTTATATATCTATGGTATTGGATTCTTCAGAAAGAAAATAATGCACCTTTAGTAATTCAAAGTAATGGAACACCAGATGTACCAACATATGTAAATGGAGAAAAAGATACCACATATCCTACCAGTGGTTATGGTTTTGCTTCTTTAGGTCAACCATGTGTTCAAGAACATAATCAGGCTGGTGTCCCAAATCTCCCAGAGGCTTATCAAACTCCTGGCTGTAATGAAACTGATCGAAAAATATGTGTTGAAAATTTTGTTAAGGGAGGAGGGATTTGTCTTAGTGCTATAGGGGGAGTATGTAAATCATTATATGATTGCGCTCCTGGACAAGGAACAACTAATTGTCTTAATAGTGTATGTGTTAATATTCTGGAATTTGATACTCTTAATCAACCATGTATAACTGATATTGGATGTCAACAATCTGGTCAAAATCATATTTGTGATCCTCAACAGAAAATTTGTAAATACAATTATTTCCCCTATGAATCTGGATGTCTTGTAGATGAAGATTGTTTATCTGATGACCAATACAATAACAATACATGTTTTCATATAGACAGTGATGGATTATCTCTTGATACCGTTTATAATATTCAAACCGAAGGTGTTAAAAATATCGGGTATTTTATTATACTTGATAATGAGATTAATAGTCCCAATCTTCCATTTTTTGGGAAAAATATTTCAGTATCTATAATTGATGACGATAATAATTATTCCGTGTATCTGTTAACCAGTAATTTAATACCTATTCCAGGTCAGGATGGACAGTCTGGTTATAGTGCTCTTTATATTTCGGGTTCTCCGATGTTGAGTGGTCAAGAAGCTACTATAATTGTAGGAAATACTGGAGGTCGACAATTAGGTATTTGTGTTAGTAAAATTCCAAGAGGAGGTAAAATAATTCAAATAGCTGGAGTTGATATACCTTGTGATGATGGTTTGATTAAAAGTGATGGATTTTGTGTTAAAAATAACTTTTTCTCAGGAGTAGATGTTATTTGTGATAAAAGAGGAAATGTAAAGGCTATGAAATGTGATCCAAATAAAACTGAACAATTTACTGATCCTACCACTGGGGAAAAAGTTGAGTTAAAACTTACTTGTTTGGCGAGTACATTTATCAAAGATTCTTTTTCTAAAAATTTTAATTTTTCATATCCTTCTTCTTCAGAATTTAGAGACGAAATTCCTTATCTCGGATATTGTAATTATCAAACACAAAATCATCTAGCTAGTTGTGATCCAATTTATAATAATTGTAAAGAACCATATCTATGTATTTCTGCTCAAAATAAAAACGGAAGAATTATAAATTTTTGTGGGACAGATTTTAATCGTCAAGAATGTTTTGTTAATAGTCAATGTAGTGACGGTTTCGAATGTTCTGATAATATTTGTCTCTCGATTAATAATAATATTTGTCTCGAAAGCAGTGATTGTGATCCAACTAGTACATGTAATACACAGAATAGATATGTTTATTATTATTCTATTGTTGATAGTAAATATGTAAAATTATTTCCAGTGATTAATTATTTCGATGAGATAGAAATTAAAATTAGACATAACTCTGAATTAATTTCAAATCAAACATCGTCTTTTAAAGGAATACCTACCAAGTTTTTAACTTATTCAGTAGAGACAGTTCTTATACCAACTCCTTCCTCGTCAGGAACACTTAATGGTTATCAATCAATTACTAGTAACAATTATACAGGACAACAAGCTTTATTAACATTGTATACTTATTCTGAAACTAATGATACTTATAATTCACAAAATGTAACCGTAAATTTATATCCGTTTGGTTCTGGAAATCAATTCACGGATTTTATATTTAACTCATCTGAACAAATATACGCTATTTATCGAAAAAATTCTGAGGCTGATCGAATCAGAAAGATGGTTATCAATAATATTCCAGGAAATTCTCGTTTTAACCTCAATATAAATAGTGGTTTTAGTGATGGAGATCAAGTAATTTATACGGGCGGAACAATATATCCTCAGGATACAAATTATTACATTAGAATAGAACAAGGTTCTACTGTTAATGGAATAATTGAAGAAAATTTTTATCTTTCTTCTACCTCTTCTGGATCTGCAATAACAATGGATAATACTAATCAACCATATGGGCAAATTTGGAGTACCAGTAAAAATTATTATCTTCAAGCACCTGAACAGGCTAATGCCCAATATCAATCTACTTTGATTGGAAATATTTTTGAAAATGGCGATTCTTTAACTATAGAAACTGGTAGAACATTAACTGTTAATAGTTCTCAATTTACAGACACAACTTTTTATGTTCAAAAAACTAGTAATTTAACTGGATATCCTATTAGTCCTACTGGAACTAACAAATCGACCTCTTTTTTCTATCAATTAACTGATCAATATGAACAGTCTCAAGGATCAGTTCCATATATTGATGGTAGCAGAACTCAGATTCAAAAAATTTATGTCAATAATTCAGACAGCGATGGATTTTTTTTCAACTCGGAATTAAACACTGATAAAATAAATTATAGTGTCAGTCTAATTCAATTTAGTCAAGGAACACAATATATTATAAAAGATCAAAACTATGTGGATGGAAATTTAAATGGAATTAATTCTTCCATGAGTTATAATTTTGATCCACCTACTTCATCAACAGAAGATGATATTTCATTTAATTTATTTAGTCAAAACGGAGATGATTATATTTTACTCAAGAAAAATTTAGCATATGGTTCTGATTCTCAATTACCTTTAGTTCAGAGATTTAAAATCTCAAATACTATTACGAAACCAACTTCGGGAGTTTATTTGGAAACTAAATATTTATCAGCGAATACATCTACGACAATTTATTTCACACTTGATTATGATTTGACTTGTTCTCCTCCTCTTCCTCTTCATCTTTATTTTTCTGAAAATACTTTTGGTCAAAATAATATTGGTCAGGTTAAGAATTCACCTCTTGAATTTGATTTAAATCAAATGAATATTATCAGTACATATGAGAATAGTCAATATATTTCAACTAATACCGATCCTACAAACATAGTCGTATCTAGTCTTGAAAAAACCCAGTTTTCAACTGATGGTTTATCAGCAAATGACCCTCCTGATATTATTTATTCCCAAAGCAATTTAAAAACTGGATCTATTCAAATCGATATTATTAATGTTCAAAAATATGATGGTAAGAGTAAAATAAATACCTATGAGATAGATACCAGTTTAATAACTATCAGAGTAGAAAATGATATCGATACTATCTTGAAATATGGAAGTAGTGAATTGGTTTTGGTAAAAGATGTTGGGGCGTTTAGTATAGATGTTCCTAGCGGAGTTAATGGTGATAATTTTTGGAATCGAGGAAATATTACCCTAGTTGTATCTAGTATTCAATCTTATGATATTGGAATAAGAGGTGAAGTATTGATACTCCAAACCAACACTCCTCTGATTTCTGATAATGGAGTTAGACAACATATATTGAATACTGGAAATACTTGGGAATTATATGTTAATAATATTTACCCAGTTTATTTTAGACAAGTTGTTCTAACATCTTCTACTTCAGTAAAATTGCCCACTTATTTATATAATATTTTTGATGCGAGTGGAATATATACTTCTACTAAACAGGATTCATTTTTTGATTCTAATATTTATAGACCTACCTCATATAATAAATTGTTTTCTGATATTCCAACATTATTACCTGGAAGTATTACCGCTATTTATTTGAATGACGGATATGGAAACGATGATGATTATAATTCTAATTTAATAGCTAATGATACACAACCTCTTCTTCCAAACTTGATTGCCTATAAAGGAAACAACAACATTTCTATACCAAGTCCAGACACAACTTCCTATCCTCTATATGATTTACGGACGAATGGTATAATCTTTGGATTTTTTTATCCGATCAATTCGGGTGTTATGTTAAGTGATCTTTCAGCTGATCCAGTTCAAAATGAGGTTTTTATTGGACAACCTTTCATCAGATCTGTAGGAGATTATAGCGGTACTATACCTTTAAGTATGGATAAATCTGGAAATTTGACTTATGTTCGACCTATCAACAGCGGTGTTATTAAAATTACATCTGAAGGAGATTACCAATCTGGGGTAGTCTATGTTGTGAATAACATGTATTTATCGTCAATTCCCAGATCGTTAAATACTAAACCTTATTTTAATACTTATATCCCACAACAAAACTTCTCAATTTTTACAACTGGAAGAAGAAAAGGATCTATAGAAGCTGGTATTAATGTTAGTCCATATTATCCAATAATCGATGGAACTGTGACTAATCTTGATCAATCATATCAAAAAATAGTTCGATGGCCTTCTTGGATTTTTGAAAATAGATTAGTGGATTATAGTAATATTCCAATTATTAAGAAAGTATTTTACTCACCTAAAGGTGGTAATTTTAAAGGTGATTTCAATTATTATGTGTTAGCTGAAATTGATGGAAAACAGAATTTTTATTATTTTTCGAGTTCTAATTCATCACAAAATGTGATGAAAAATCAGGGAGTTCCTGTATCGTCTTCTGTTTACAATGAAGAAACTGATTTATACGGTGAGATGATTGGACAGGATTTTTTCTTAGTAGGGAGTACTTGTTCAACTAAAACTTTTAAACTAGTTTAATATAAATATATATTTTATTTATATTTTCATTTTCATTTATTCAAATTCTAATCCTTCTCCGTCATCATCATCGACATAAACATCTTCATCAAATTCATCTTCTCTTGTATAATCATCATAATCATCGTTAAAAAAGTCCTCGTTACCTTCATTGACATATGATGGAAGATCAATTTCCACATTATCACCTAATACTTCACTGAAAATATTTGCTATTTCTTCGCTAATATTATATCTCTTAAACCCGTTTTTACTATTAATTCTGCCATTTAGTTCCTGAGTATTAATGAAAGAAAAGAAAAAATCACCTTCATCGTTGATATCCTGAACCATTTTATTGACTCCGAAACCAGAACCATAGCTAAATTCAACAATATGACCAGTTTGACTATATACAGCTCCGTCATATCCAATTGTTAAATCTTCCTGAGCTTTAATTACTTTCCTTTGCATATAACCAGTCTTGGCAGTATTCAATTGTCGATCAATATTATTCAATCTACCTTCCTGAGCCATAGCAAAAAATGCGTTTGGTTCTAACCCTTCTAGAAAAGAACGACTGCTAAAACCAGTAGCATATACAGTATCATCATTAACGCTAAAAGTAGTCAACCATCGACGACCACCGGATAATTTTTTCAAAGGAAGAGTATTTCCAACTGTGACTTGACCTTTAAAACCAATCATATGCATAGTAGTTTCGTCTTTCCCTTTAGCTCCAGAATCTTTCATTATCGTTAAATTGTTATTTTTAGGCATAACCTTAACCAATTCTTGTTGGATTTTGTTATTAGTATTTGCGATTAACTCTATTTTTTTATCAACTAACTGAGATTTACTTAACTCATCTTTCTTAACACCCAGAGAAATAAATTGTTCATTTAATTCTCTGATCTTTTTTTCCTTAATCACATTAAATGATTTTAATCCATCTGGAATACAATCCCTAATCCCAATACTGACCCCACTCCTTTCAACATACCAGTTAAATAAGTAATTGGAAGCAGTAATAAAATCAGACGCTACAGTATCTCCATGCCATTTAACAAAAGATTGAATCAACGAATTATGAGATTCTCCAATATGACTCTTGTTTAATCTTCCTTTTTGAAGAATTCCGTTGACGATATAAACATCACCATTTCGATACCAAAAATTCGGAGGAAAAAGAATAGAACATAAAATTTTACCAGACAAAACAGTATCTTCTTCAGGAGATATATTAGCTCGTTCAAATAAAGTTTCCATATTTTTCTTAATAAAATCAGATTTCATAAAACGAGTACTTCTAATACCTTCTCTAAATTCATTCATGGTAAAAATAGTTTCATCTCCTGTCAACATATATGCCCCGATAATACTATTATAAACCAAGAACGACTGTGGCTTAGAATTACTATTAGACATAATATTATTCTTAGCTGTCATAATTATCCGACCTTCTACCTGAGCATCAGATGTTTGAAGAAAATGTATGTTACCTTCATCTCCATCAAAATCAGCGTTTAACCCAGGGGTAGACGATAAGTGAAGGCCAATTGAACCTTTATCTTGATAAACAACTTCTTGACCAATCATCGATTGAACATGGAGCGTCGGTTGACGATTAGCTAAAACGATATCTCCTTCCTGAGTATATCTTCCTACTTTATCTCCTAACTTTATAGTATGACGGTTGATATTAAAATTTAATTTAATTCCAGGATTGTTACCTTCTCTTGGACAAATATAGGATACTTCCCCTCGTCTTCCTAGTTCTCGAAGATATTCTAAATTATATTTGGTAGCAAAAACTGGAATAGTAACTTGTTTCATCAAAAGAGGAAGAGCTACCTGATTAAATTCTAGTTTTCCATTGGGTCCAATAACGGAACGACCAGAATAATCGATTCTTTTCCCTAACAAATGATTTCTAACAATTCCTTTTTTACCAGAAAGACGATCAAAAATAGATTTAGAATTTTCTTTTTTACCACCCTTACTATAATTTTGTTCATTACTTTTCATTCCTTCGATCATAAAACGATACTGGTCAATCATATCTTTATAGACTTCTTCTTTCTGGTCTGGTTCAATTTGTTGAACTGACTCAATTCTTTTATGAAGAATATTACAATATGTATTAGTCAAATAGTCATCTGAACGTTCACCTTCTCTGACTATATATGGTCGAGCGCAAAGAGGGATAACTGGAATAAAATTAACCACAAATCTTCTAGGATGATTATGTGTGAACCCAAGTAATTTAGAATCCGAATCACTAATTGCATCTAGTTTCATCTTGATTGTTTCCACAGTCAGATACTCTTTTCGTTCTTGTTTTCCAACTTTAATTTTATACCAAACATATCTGGTTTCATTCTCATTAGATTTAGCGAAGAAAATAGGTTTGGGACCACACCTTGGATTAGTACATCTTATACTTTCACAAAATTTAGCAATAGTATTTAATCTACCTTTTCCTCGTAAATGATTATAACCTTTATCTTGGATAATTTTCTCGGTAATCAACATTTTTCCACACGTAAAACAAATAGTTTGAAGAACTAAGATCACGAATGACCGATAAAAAGGGTGGATGATTGAAACTGGAAGTTCAATTTTTCCTAAATGTCCAACACAATCTTGATTACTCCTTCCACATGTACCACACATTTTATTGTTTTCAATAGTACCTAGACGAGGGTCATCGGTTGAAAAAGATAAATCATAACTCTTATTTACATTTTTAATTTCACAGACTGAAACTGAATTAATAGAATCTTCATCGAACAAAGCAAATGTAACTCCAACAATATCTGCTTTAGGAAGAGAATTTTGTTCTCTATAAGTATTAATAGATTGTTGATTTTTTTCTGCAACAGTTGTATTTCTATAAGAAGTTTTCTTACTGGTTTCAATAGAAGGAGCCTTTTTGACTTCCCTTTTTCCAAGTTTCTTTAATATAGCAGACATAATCTTTTTATCTGATTCTATTTTAACTAAACTTTCAATTTCAGATATCTTAAGGAAAAAGAAATAAAAAGAAGGAAAAGAAATGTCAACTATTTATATTATCAGAAAGAAAGATTTGATTATCGGTATTTATAATGATTTAAATATTTTTATTCAAAATACAGGGATTGAGGAACCAGTTCCTGAATTCATTGAAGATCAAGACACTGTTATAATTTGTAATTATTCTATTGAAAAAGTTAAATTAAATCAAATTAACATAAGACCCAATCAGATTATTTATAAGGGAAAAGAATTCAATCTTAATAATCTGGACGAACCGTTGCCACTTCTTGATGTTTCTGACCCCACATATTTATGAATAAAGTAATCCATATATTAAAAGGATATGGATTTTTCAAAGGTAAAGAAAGCCTTAGTAAAATATAATTATGTATGCGTAAGGCTAGACTCCAATTTTGATATTATTTCTCAGTTAAGAACCGAGAAAAAGGTTTGTATCCTAGGGGAAGATATTGATTGTTTTTCTTTTCTCCAAGAGTTGAAAAAGAATTTCAAAAAATATTCGCTTATTTATTTTCATGATTTTCAGAGAGGTAATATTTTTTCAAAACAAATTATAAGTGAGTGGAAAAAAATATTTGATCAAGGAGGAATTAAATTACCATATCTTTTAATTGGTACCTATTCGTTTTATTATTATGATTCTGGCTTAATTTTTGATAATAATAGATATTTCAATTTTTCAAAAGGAGAACCAAAAATTAGATATTCGCCTATTAATTATATTGATCCTTCAGATGTAGATATAAAATTGTATAATAATTTGAGTAGTATTATAGCTGAAGATCTTAAAAAAGAAAACGGATATCGAGCATTGGTTATAGTTCCTAATTATGAATCTCAAAATTATCTACATCAATTATTAAATGATAAAATAGAAGATGGTAATGTAATTAAATTTGATCAAGATGATATCCCAGATTCTTTATTTTTTTCTGAATCTAAAGCTAGCAAATATTCTAAAAATTTTATTTTTATTTCTTTAGATCTTACTCATAAACCCATCTTTTTCACAGAAATTGATATAGTTTATGATTCTGGAGAAAAAGATCAAGTATACGAAACTAGAACAGGATTTAATAAAGTAAGAACTGCCAAGATTAATCATCAAGAAATGAAAACAAGAATGATGACTTATGCCCCTGAACATTATGTGATTATGTTTCCAAAAACTTCAATTCTTAATCTCGATAAATATTACACCCCAGATGTAAATGATGATGTAGACATATTAAAACTCGTATCAATAAAAATATACCCGGATAAAATTCCTAAAAGTTTATATACCTATGGTACCTTGAAAAACGGAGGAAGTAAAACAAAAGGAAAACCTGTTATTACTAATAAAGGAGAATTTTGTATGAATATTTCTATCCCAATTAAATATTCTTCTTTTTTATATGAATGTTGTTTGGATGGAAAAATGAGTTTAAAACAAGCTGTTATTATTTTAATTGCTATTTTTATTAATATTGATTTATATGATAATAGTACTCCTATCAGAGGTATATATTTGAGTATTTGTTGTGAGTTAGGAACAGGAATAATTGAAAGTCCGACACCAATAATTTCATCGATCGATGAGTTAGTAGAATCTCTTAAAGTTGATAAAAATATCATTGATCCATTTAAAGAATTAGATTTGATTATTCCAAAAATTAAAAAACATTTTAAATCTAATATCTTGAAATTAGAAAATGGAAGATATCGAGATAGTAAAGGAAATTTTTATACATTAACCAAAGATGATAAATTATTCCACAAAACAATTCTTCCTATAAGTATTTGGAGAAATCAGAAAGGTGATAGATTTGTAGATCATTATTTCCCGTTATAAATTTACGCCATCATCGAACTCCTAACATTGGGCTCCTTTTTCCAATTACAACAACTTTTACATATTTCTGAAATAGGATTCCAAATATCTATAAATTCACTTACTAAAACCATATAATTTTCTTTATTTTTTTCAAGATCCTCTACTAATTGAGGATTGATATCCTTATTTTTAATAATAATATCAATCACTAAAGATATCAATTGTTTTGAATCATCATACGAAAGTTTATTTTTACTATGAATATTTTGGATAATTTTACTTATCATCACAACCATCCCTGTTGTACTTTTTATGCTTTCAAGATCAAGAATAGTAATTATTTTTTGGATTTTGGTCTCCATCAATCTATTTTAAATAGAATACTTATCCATTCATATTTTATTTTATAACTTAAAATACAGATGGATAAACTAGACGAAATTCATAAGTTTAAAATGGTTGGATTTTCAATCATTGCTTCTATGGTTGTAATACTTGGTTTAGGAATCTGGTTTTTCTTGGAATGGTTTAATTTTACTAGGAAAAATTTTAACCCTACTAAAGATGAAAAAACTATTGATATACAATATGGTTATGATGATACGGTCTATGTATTCATACCTATGGTAATAATTAGTTTTTTAACTTATTTAATCGCAGGAGCTATCCTTGTTTCTGAGGATATCCAAGTTAATAATAAAATGTTAATAGTATCAGTTTCTATTATTTCTATCATTGTTGGATCGATATTACTTCTTAATGCTGGTGTTTCATTTCAAAGTAATAGTATGATTAATAAAACTTATTCTGATACAGCTAAACAATCCGCTTCAACAGAACTTAGAGAAAAGACGGTTCCATATATAGATAATGCTTTTACTTCTCTTGTAGTAGGAATTATCGAAATATCAATGTTTATTGGTTTGATGGTTTGTTACAGTGTTTTATTTAAAAAGAAACCTGTCCCTTATATTCCTTACCGATCGGAAGATTATGTGGGGAAAAATTATTTGATTAATGATAAAAATAAATTCTGAGTAATTTATATAAATTCTGAGTAATTTATATAAATTCTACCTAACTTTTACAGTCGAGCTATTACGAATATAAAATATGATTACTAAAACTATTAATAAGAATGATATAGACATAAATAATGCAACTTTGTCATTTCCTTCACGTTTAGTATTTTTCCTGATATGTCTTTCTAAATCTCCGATCACCAATTCTTTGTAAACTGAATCAGAAACATCTTTAAATTTAATTTTTAACTTCTCAAATCCTTGTTCAGCTAAATATTCAAAAGAACTAATATCTAAATCTTTAGGATTTCCAGTCAAAAATATAATCGCATAAGTATCATCATTTACTGGATTATCTTTATCCGAAATAGAAATAAATTTCTTATGTTCAAAATCATAATAAAACGGAACTTCATTCTCAGTTCTATCAAGAGGACACCACTCGTCCCCCTCTACACAACCCAAGAGAAGTTGAGCGACTGTGTTAGGTTTTGGAGTTTCCCCGTTTTCAACATATTTTGAAATTTCTTCCATTAAAATATTGTAGGTTATTTCTCCTTTTTTTACCATATCCTTGATTTGAATTAAATATCCAGAAAGATCTTCACTCACTTCTCCAAGTGTTTTATCTCTATTATCAGATGACAATAATTTACCAACCGCATCAGTTAATTTAATTTTGGAGCTCATAGTTATTTTAAGACTTTTTCTTTTTAAAAGAGTGTTTTATTGAATCTATTCATAATTATTTTTTTACCAATCGGATGAGAAATATCAACACAGATATTTCTCCATCTATTTTGAATTAAGAAAGCAAATATGTGTTTTCTACCATATTCTATTTCTAATGAAGAGTATAAATTTTTAGAAAGAGACTCCCAATCCCAATCTTTATCCAAATTAGATTGAACTATTTCCCAGGTAATATTACGATTCTTAGAAAGCAAACTCCAATCCCAATCTTTATCCAAATTAGCTTGAACTATTTCCCAGGTAATATTAGGATTTAAAGAAAGAAAACTCCAATTCCAGCGATACTCTGGCTTATCTAAATTAGTTTGAACTATTTCCCAGGTAATATTAGGATTACCAGAAAGAAAATGCCAATTCCAAGGTTTATCCAAATTAGCTTGAACTATTTCCCAGGTAATATTTGGATTCTCAGAAAGACCATACCAACTCCAGTCTTTATCCAAATTAGCTTGAACTATTTCCCAGGTAGCTACGCTACAATTATCAGAAAGATAATCCCAATCCCAATCTTTATCCAAATTAGCCTCAACTATTTCCCAGGTAATATTAGGATTCGTAGAAAGAAAACTCCAATTCCAATTTTTATCCAAATTAGCTTGAACTATTTCCCAGGTAATATTATGATTTCTAGAAAGATAATCCCAATCCCAATCTTTATCCAAATTAGCCTCAACTATTTCCCAAGTAATGTTAGGATTATCAGAAAGCCAACTCCAATCCCAATCTTTATCCAAATTAGCCTCAACTATTTCCCAAGTAATATTAGGATTCATAGAAAGACCACTCCAATCCCATTCTTTATCCAAATTAGCTTTAACTATTTCCCAGGTAATATTACAATTTTTAGAAAGATAAATCCAACTCCAATTTTTATCCAAATTATATTGAACTATTTCCCAAGTAACTATAGCAGAAAAATTAGGAATTTGATCATCCGAAATCAATGGAAATATTTTTTCTATTCTTTTTTTAAATTGATCTTTCACAGAAAGGTGAAAAGATTTAATTCTCTTTTTAGTCATATTTCTCATATTTTCTAAATTATATTACTATTTAGAATTCAATTTCCTCTTTTTCACTTATTTAAAATGTATTGGATTATTCTAATTATTTTAACTATTTCATTATTTTTAATCTATAATTACAGTTATTATCTAGATTTATATTTTTCTGACTCAAGTAATTATAGAAAATATAGATTAAGTGATATGATTACTGCAGATGATTCTATCAGAAATAATCCTCTTGGGAAACAATATCATTTAAAATATTACTCAGATACTATTGTTTCAAAATATTTAACTGCTACAAATGAACCAAAAAGATATGATATTCTTCACGATATTATTTCTAAATATAAACCTGAACATAAACCTTCAGATGATGTATTAATTATACATCTTAGAGTTGGGGAAGTTTTAGATCGAAGTAAATTTACAGTAGATGAATTTCTACAAGAAGATAGAAATTTTGAATATGATGGAAAAAGAAATTTTGTTAAATCATTACCTTATTACAAGGAAAAGATAGAACAAAATGTATTACCTAGTAAGATAAAGTTTTTCGCTGGAGGTTGTTTCCATACAAATATGGAAAAAAATATGGAATATATTACAAAAGTTTCAAATTTTTTCAAAGAGAATAATTTTGAAATACTCGAAAATACATATTTTAATATTCCAGATGACGATTTTGTATATATGTGTCGTTCAAAACATTTTATTAAATCAGGAGGCGGTTTTTCTAAATTAGTAGAAAATATGAGAGAAATATATTTTAATGAAAAAGATATTGATGATTATAAATCATATTAACCACCGACACTTTTAGTTTTAGGAGTTTCTTCTTTCTCCTCATCTTCCTCATCTTCCTCATCTTCCTCATCTTCCTCATCTTCCTCCTCAATAATTGTTGAAAGCGGGGAGTCAGGTGTCGGAGTTAAAGCCATGCCTCTCAAAGAAACCTCATTAAGTGTAGAAATTAAACTTTCAATATCTAATTCTGGATGATCTTTTTTAAGTTGTTCTAATTTATCTGGACAATGGCATCTTTTAGTTTTAAAATGAATATTGGTTTGATAATAAGTACTATATGGAGTTAATTGTTTTCTAACATTTTTATAATTATGAAAAGTGAAATTATGTTTGGTCTCTTTTTCAATATTTTCAATACATCCATAGGTATTGATCAATTTTTCACTTGTTTTCGGACCCATCCCTTTAATTCGATCATTAAAATCAGTTCCTAATAAAATACAAAAATCTCTAAAAGTCTTGAAATCCCATCCAAAATGGGGCGGAATCTTTCTAGGTTCAATACCTTTAACAAATATTTTCCCTTTACGATATCTAAATTCAGTTGCTACTCTTTCTGCTCCCAGCGGATAGTTATCAGTGTCGTTAGACCAGACTAGAGAAATTTTACCTTCTACTGATAAAGACGAGGCTAAATTCTCAGCTTCATCATCAGAAGTAATAGTCGGTATTCCTAATTGTTCGGTGAATTTTTTAAGTTTAGAGGTTCCTTCATAACTCAAACCAGTAGTATTACAAACAGCAGTTTTCCAGGATTTAATCTCAGCTTCTGTTAATTCCAAAATATCCTTGGATGAGAGTTTTACAAATAATGCATCTCTTTTTAATCTAGATTCTTTCCTACTATCACGTCTTTTCTCTTGTGTAATCACTTTATTATCTTGAGACACACCATCCCAAATCCAAAGAGTAGTAATATCATGATCTGCTAATTTTTTAACAAATTCATATATTCTTTTCTTAATACCCATATATATTTTATCGTCTGTAATTGGTTCAAAAATATTAGCCTTGTTATCAAGGATATTTTTAGTAATCGAAGGAACTTGTCTATAGATCCAATTTAAAGTATCTACCCCCCATACAGTTCCAGAGAAAAATGTGAGTTCAAGTTCAAAATCACAATCGACCCCTTGATCTCTAACAAATGTTCCTAGTGATTTTATACCCATTTCGGTATTTTATACTTTTTTCTAATTAAGGAAAGAATAATAAATTTTCATTTTCTTTCATCTTCTTTTTTCTTCTTTTCTTCTTTTTTCAAAAAGGAGAAATGCTCTATACATATATTCTTAATAAGAATAGGTTGGGTAAGTATTTCCCAGAAGTGGGAGATTCTTACGATACTGATCGGGATAAACTAGTAATTTACACTGATTTAGTCTGTATTCAATCTAACAGATGGATTGATGTTCAGGAGGAAGATCGATATATTCCATTTTATTTTAAAACAAATTCTCCGCTTGATGATGAACAAGAAGAATTAATGATAAAATACATTGAGAAATACACTGATACTATCGGTGTTTTATTAATTTTAATTAGAAAATTAGGGTCAGATACATGTGAATATAGGTGTTTACTTTCTCCTATTGGTGAAAGTGTTGGAGGAGATATATTATACGTTTCTGAAAAAGATAGTTATAAAATGAAAGAAAATTTAAGTATTTTAGAAAAAGATTATTGTTTTTTAACTAGTGATCCTAATTGTGGGAAGGCTCATGTTGAGTCAAAAGAATTAAATGGTATATGGTATATTCCAACGGATTTAGGAGATATGGAAAATAAATATACGGTTAAAAATCATTCATTAGCCAGTAAAATTACAAACATCCCTTGTCAGGATGGTATATTTTATAATCTCTCAGATCATCAAAAAATGTTAATTAATGATATCGGAGAAAAGAAATTACCATCAATTAAAGTTGAAAAAAGAAAATTACTTGGGTTAGTCAATAAATTAATTAAAACCGAGGATCCTTTATATACACCAGTTAAGTTGAAAGAGTGTTTAAAAAATGGTAGATTTCATTTTTACGATGCCCAAGAATTTTTTAGGATTCTGTCTGAGGTGAAAAACGATGATGTGTCATCGGTTATAACTGATACCCCAGTTGATATTATTATTTCCCTTAGAGAATTAGAAATACCATATATAGCTACCAAGAATAATTATAATGATTTATACGAGATTACATTCCTTAAAAACGAACAAGATCTTAAAAAGATAGATTTTAATATTAACGATATTGTAATTGAAGGATGTAAAAATAATACCCTTATTAATGAAGGAGGTTATTCTGATTTATGTAAATTAGATACTATTATTATCGATGGTTATGGTATTTGTACTACTGACGGAGATATTGTTTACTCAAATCCTGAAACTGGAAAAACACTTCCTTTTGATATTATTCACTCGTTTAATACTTATAAGAATGGTTTGGATATAATGATAAAAAATTATAATCCTCACAAATTTGTTAATATCACTATTCCAGTTGAAATAGAAATCGATGTTATTGATGATTGTCATGTATCTATTTATATCAAAACTGAAAAAGAAGAATTATTTTTATCTGAGAATATTGTTATGGAACATCGACCTGGAGAAATTGAATTATTAAAACATTTAATTAAAAAATTATGGAAAAAAGGTTATCTTTTTAATAATTATGGTCTAGCTTGTGCTCATTATCATGGAAAATATGAAACTGGATGTATCGAGAAACCATGGTGGTTTCTCCAAGAAAATAATCAAGATCTGGATAGATCTAGAGATATGATTAATTTCATTTCAATCGAATAATTATCTATTTAAAATAGATAATATGCATCATATTGTTAACGGGGATTATATGTACAGATATTCGGCAGGAACAGTTTTATTGTTTATGGTAGATATAATTTTGTTATCTCTCTTATATGTGATGATAGGATTATTTTTTTCTGCCTGGTTTAATGATGAAATTATTAGTTATCTTGATAGAAGTCTTGGTAATTTAGTTATTTTTATTCAAGTTATGGCTGAGATGATTTTAAATATTATTGCAATTTTGCTAATCATACATTTTGTTCCTAAAATTCCTTCTATAGTTCCAGATGCTCCCCCAGAACATCTGATTTATAGAACTAGAGGAGGAGATGTTTTAATCGTATTTGCGTTGGTTTCAGCACAGCTATTATATCGAGATAAAATTGTATATTTATATAATGAAATTAAGGATAGTAATATTAAAACAGTGGAAGAAATTTTATCTAACTGGGAAATATGTCAGGATGGGAGTGTTGCTCAGACAGGGGAGTTCAGTTGTCAAGTTTAGTTTAGTTTAATATAATTTATCTTTTATCAACCCATCCAAATTATCCAAATCTCCATTAGGAAGATTAACTTTTGCTAAATATTCAGCCAATATATATCTATATGCAGAAGTATCATAATCAAAATTATCATCCCCAGTAATTGGATCAAAAAAACTATACAAATTTCTGACTTTATAAAGATGATATTCAATTAATCTATATAAATTTTTCTTATTCCAATTACGATAGGCTATTCCTTTAACTAATAATCTACACTTATCTCCCATAATAGGTCTAAGTAAAATCCCATCTAAGAAATTAACATTTTCTCGAAGTTTAAATACTCCCATGACTAGATATGGATTCCAATTTTCTATTTCATGTTTATATTTTAGAATATTGTCTACAAAAATAATTTCTCTTTCCTGTTTAATTTTGGTTTTAATCCATTTTCCATTATTTTGATCAATGTTGAATTTTTGATCAAACGAAAAATCGTAGTCTGGAAATAATTCACAAATCAATGATCCATATGATTTTTGATTCTTAGTCAATAATAATACTTTATTGCTTTCACTTGGATCAGTATAAAAAACAAGGGTAGTTAGTATTGCTAAAAATTCAGATAATAATTCATCATCGTCTAGAAAAATATCCTCTATTTTAGTATCCTCCATATCCTTTTTATATAATTTATCTCCATTTCCAAGAGTTAAAAAAGTATCCTTATCAAAATATCTAATTCTATTCTTTTTTACAGGTACAAATCCTTCCCCTAGAAAATCCATTCTTTTAACTAATCGGAAATAACTTATCTAATATTTCCTCTTCAACTTGATCCTTACAATCTTTTTTAATCAATTCTATGATTTTAGGGATAGTCAACAATCTTTTTTCTCCACCTCCTAAATCAAAGGAGATATGCTTTGGTATATCCTTGATAGAACATTTAATATTTTTTAATTTTCTACGATATTCGCCAGTATTTATTATTTTTCTAACCTCAGATGCGTCTCCTTCAATCACTAATTTTATCTTGGCATCTTCGGGAAAATTATAATCTAATACCTCTTCAATTGGAAGATGTATAATTATTTTAGGAGTGATATTCAAGGATATTTTCTCTAAATCACCGTTTTGATCTAAAATATATATTCCTTTATTTGGATTATCTCCATACCCAGTTTGATAGGGAGTCCCAATATAAGTTATATTATCTAAAACTTGATAGTCATGAATATGACCCGAGATAATACGGGGGTAATTTTTATTCCATTTATCTCCCATTTGAGAAATTAAACCTCCCATTTGAGCTCCAAAAAATTCTTGATGTGCAAAAATATATTTATATTTTCCATTTTCTAATTCTTCTTTAAATATTTTCTTAGTACCTAAAGCTTCCATAAATCTTCCAGGTTCTACATAGGGGACAAAAATTAAATCGTCTTCGATATAAACTTTATCAATGATTTCGATATCGTATGCGGTGAACTTGAGCGGGTAAAGTGAATGTTCCTCGGTTAAAAATACTTCACCGTTTGGTCGATCATGATTTCCAACCAGAACATAAGTAATGGAATAACTAGATAATCTAATCAAAAATTTAGTAGCTCTGATTAAGGGAGAAATATTAATTTTCTCGTGAGTATCTAAGATATCTCCTAACACTATTATTTTTTCAAAATTCTGATTTTGTTCTAAATATTCCAGGATTGATTTTTCAAATTCATCGGTTTCATCTTTATTGCTTTTCTTGTAGTGAAGATCTCCAATAAGAAGAGTAAGAGACATTTGGTCTAAATTGATTTCTTTTTAATTTTCTATTTTGTTTAATCAGTGTGAAAGACGAGTTATGATTACTGTTCTCTACAATCCTCGGCTTAGTCTTCCCGGCAATATCAGAAGAATTCTTCCTCCTGACATAGGGATGGATTTTTTTATAAATCAGATTTTCCTTTTATTTCAAGTTTCGCAGGATCTGGCTAGTAACAGGAAGTTTGGTGAAACTGCCCAAAGAAATTTGGTACCAGATCATCTTCTTTTTAGTAGCTTCTCTCCCCAACCGTG